GCTGAAAGAGAGGTTTTAAAACTATCTGATCCGTCACTACACGGAATATATGAAAAACTGATATTCATTGTAAATCATTTGTCAAGCCTATAGAGTATGAGGTAACTTTTTTACTGCTATTACCTCAATAGATACACCGCTGCGCTTGAGCTTATAGCCTTTCTTACTGTTGCCGGTAGTCAGATGCTTCAAGGCTTCTTCTTCTGTATGTGCGTGCTTTATGGCCTCGCATCTAGTGGGCATATCTCGCCTGTTATAGGCTATCTTATAGCAAGTCATTTACTCTTAGGCTTATGGTGTCCATTCTCTATTAGCCACTTGCGAAAGCTTCCCACATCTGCTCCGCCTTTCCTTGCTGCCTCCGCCATAGTGCAACCGCCTTGCTTCCATATATTTAGCGACCTTGCTCTGGCCTCTTTTGTTTCTTCTTTAGTAGATCTACCGCCTTTGGTATGGTCTACTATATCTCCAGCCCTCATAAACATCTCTATTTTGTCTCTGAAGCCTTCCATACATCTTACTGCGCTTAATTGTGATTCGTCCATATCTCTGTAATGCCCCTCTAAGGGCTTCTAATGCCCCTAGAAGGCGTTTTGCTTGTTTACAAGGGTGTTACCCTCATTTGGTTATAGTAAGCCCATATAGGGCTTGTGAGTATCAATTGCTTGTGTGCTTACTGGGGGTTATTTGTTTTTATAGTATTCGCTAAGTCTGCGTGCAAATTCAATTAATGTTACATTTGAGAATAATTCTAATGCTTCTTTTTCGGTTTGTGTTTTCATATTGTGCGTGTTTATTTGTTTATTACTTTACTAGCCTGTAGGTCAGCCCTATAAGCCACTTCAGCAGTTGATATTTGAATGTCGAATTTTTCTAGGTTCTGAAAACCTCCACCTACTGATATGTAGATAGAGCCATTATCTTCGTGAGCTTGTATGTCGTTATCTTTAAACCATTTTAGAGCTAAAGAAACCGCCCATTTATTGTGAGCATGAGCTTGTGTATTTAAGTTATCCATATTGTGCGTGGTTAGTTGTTTATAGTGCTAATTCGATTACGATTGCAATTGCCATTAGAGCCAGGCAACCGGTAAATGTAAAGAATAATATTACTGCATCTTCGGCAAGTTGCTCGCTCTTTACAAGCTGATTTTGTACTAAGTCTTTTATTAGTTTTTTCATAGTGTTTCGCTTAACGCTTTTAAGTTATCTATAAGAGCATTTATATGCCCTTTCATTTGATATTCAGTTAGCTTGGTTGTAACAATAGTTTGCGTGCTATCGTTAGGGTTTTCAAGATATTGAAAGTCTTGAAAGTGCCCACTTGTTACTATTACAGACAAGCGTGCAATGTTTTGATGTAAGTAATTAGTTTTCATATTTATAATTGTTATTAGGTTTATATTTAATTTTTAAGCTTAAGAGGCCAACTCTTTTAAATTGTTTTGAGCCTCAAACATTTTATCGATAGCAACTGTTTTGCTTTGCCAGTCGTAAAGCACGTGGTTGAACAATTCTGAGCGAAGTAATGATACAAACATAATGTTGTCTGCATTGACTTTAAACCCTGTAATTACGTTTGGATTGTCTAGTCTGCTCAATACCCAATTCATTAGGTAAGAACTACGCCAGTCCAAGAAGTCGCTGCAAGCTCTATGCCCTGGTTCTTCTCTTGTCCATTGCTTGTAAACCTCCATAGCGTTCAAGCGTTCATCTTCAAACTCGAACTCTTTATCTTGGTTTTCTTTAGCTAATTTTAAGAACCTATTGATTGATGCGTCTGTAATATTCATAGTGTGTGTTATTTAGTGGTTTATGTGTGTGTGTGTGATAGTGATTAGTATCCTCTTGTGTCTAGGTCTTTTGGAAGTGGATAGTTTCCTAAGATGCGAACATGGGCGTTACCCCAAGGTTCGTCAACGTAGCAACGAACACCTGTTATCGTGCAAGTGTGAGATTTGCCGGGTGTAACAACTCTGTCTACTGTTCCGATGCGAGTCCCGTTAACATCGATCTCGATGGTGGCTTTGTATTTTTCTGCGTGGCTTGGTAGTGTTTTCATAGTGTGTGACAGTTGATTAATCTTCTAGGCTACAGATGGCGTGTATGGTAGCAAGGTGTTGGTTGAACTTGATTACTGCAAGTGTATTCTTACCTTCAGCTGAAAGCTTTTTGAATTCTGCGTATTGGCGAGTAGCTACTGAGCGTAGGTTGTTGATTTGGTTTTGTGTTGTCATATTGTGTGTGTGTTAGTTAGTGTGATTAGTTCGATTGAACTGCACATAGTATAATCTAATTCATAAAATAGTACAATACAAAAAAATGAAACTCTTAGGTTGGGACAAAAAATAAAATAGGAATTAATTAGTTTCATTTTCAGTGATCACAATAGTTCTTTTTAAATAAATGTTAACCCTTGATTACTCTATTAAATGCTGCCTGGTAAGCTTGTCATTAGAATAGGCCTACAAAATATGCCTACAGAATACATCCCCTCCTTTCCTAAATAAAACTTTTTATGTGAACGGGAAAGCACGAATCCGGATACACGAACCTTGATACACGAATTATTTTTCGTATGTTTCTGCTAGGTAGGTGGGAGGAGGGGGCTCGCAAGGCAAGCGCGTCTCTGTGTATATATACATAAACTGCCCTCTAAAAAATACAATCTAATTGGGCTTTGTTTTCAGGGTATCCTTATGAGGTGCGTTTTGCACCTTTGGGTCTAGGCTTGACATACCCTAAAGTGCAATATACACCTTTGGGTATGAGGTCGTTATTAGATAGGGTGGAGTGGAGTTACAACCCTAGTTGGAGTCTGATGGAAGAGGGAGAGGGTATATGGGGGGATGATCGCTTAAGTTTAAAGGCTAAGGGGATATGGGCGTATATGAAGTCTAAGCCTGCTACCTGGGACTTCAGTGCTAAGAGAATAGCTATGGAGAGTAGGGATGAGACTAAGAGTGTACAGAGGGGTATGAGGGAGCTAGAGGGGTATGGTTATTTGAGTAAGAGGAAGTTGGGTAATGGCAGGGTTCAGTATAAGCTAGCCGAGGAGTCTTACATTGGTACAGAGCCTAAGATAGATAGGAGTAGTTTAGAAGATAGATACGGGGATAGATATGAGTGGTGAAGAGACACAGATAGATTTAGTAGATAGGATGAGGGATGCCTTGGCTCCTATGCTTGCAAACGAGCAGGAGAAGACGGCTAAGAATAGTTTGTCTAACAATAACCCAGAGAGATGGTTATCTGCAGCTTCTATGTTCTTGGCTGGTTCTAGTGTTCACGAGGTAAAGAAGACCTTAGATATGCATCACTACATAGCTAGGCGTATTAATGGTGTGGTCAAAGCCTCTGACGAGGCTAGGTTGTTTAGGCAGGAGAGAGCTATACAGCTGGTTTCTACTATAGATGAGATTAGTAGTATAGGGGAGAAGATAGCTGCTAGTTACCTAGATGGTTCAGAGGAGGCAGAGGAGAAGATAAAGAAGGCAGAGACTAAGGACTTAGCTAACCTAGCGGTAGCACAGGAGAAGTTACACAGAACCTTTGATAATGTAACGGGTAACAATGTACAGAAGATAGAGGTTAGGCACATAACAACTCCAGAGGAGGCTATGAGTCTTATAGATGCTTTGCCAGAGGCAGAGGTAATAGATGTAGAAGAAGATGCAGTGGACTAGGCATCCAACCATACATATGCCCGATAGGGGCAGGCTGAAGGCTCTTCTGGACTCAAAGGGGGCGCAAGCCGTGTATGATGTATGGAAAGCCCGTGAAGACGCTATAAAGCTCACTATAGAGGATCCCCTGCGTCATGGGGTAAACTTAGTTAGCTGGGATAGAATTAGGTGGGCTTTGTCTCAGTATAATGAGGTATTGGTTCTTGGTGGTAACCGTGGTGCTAAGACTACAGGTATGGCTAAGATATTTATGGAGTCTATCACTAAGCATATGGATGGACACGTAGTATTGTTCTCACAGAACGCTGACACGTCTGTTAAGGTTCAGCAGGCTGCTATGTGGGAGTTTATGCCCAAGGAGTTTAAACGTAAGACTAAGGGCATTGAGGGGTACATTAACTACTCTATGCAGAATGGTTTTACTGGTCAGTCTTTTATATTCCCAGATACTAGAACCCGTGTAGACTTCAAGACCTATACACAGTTTAGTAATAACCACACTATATTAGAGGGCTTTGAGTTTGGTTTCCCTAATCTGGGCAATCACCCAGAGAATGTAGGTATAGGTAACGATGAGTATCTAGGAGACTCTACGCTTATCAACACACAGCGTTTCCGTCTAGCTACTAGGGACTCTAGGCTATTAACAGGGTTTACTCCTATTGATGGGTACACAGAACTCATTGCTGACTACCTAAGAGATGCAGAGATACTGGAGACTAAGCATGCAGAGCTATTAGATGAGCCTGTAGCCGTAAAGCAGTATAGTGTAAACAGGGATGCCGGCATTGTGTATCTGCACACAGACGAGAACCCATTTGGTGGGTATGATCGTATTGCTAAGGACTTGAAGGGCAGACCAAGGGAAGAGATACTAACGCGTGCCTACGGCATACCTGTTAAGTCTATGACTACCTTGTTCCCATACTTCAGTACTAAGGTACACGTAACAGATGAACTACCCAAGATTAGTAAAGAAACCCACACAGTGTACCAGGTAGTTGACCCTGCTGGGGCTAGGAACTATGTAGCTATATGGGCTGCTGTTGACAAGCAGGGCTTTGTTACCATACTCCGTGAGTGGCCAGATAGAGACAGCTATGGTGAGTGGGCATTGTCCGGCGATCCAAAGTGGAGGTTTGGTCCAGCGGCTAAGAAGTTAGGACATGATGTCCAAGCATATATAGATGAGTTTAAAGATATAGAGAGTGATCTGGGCGTAGAGGTGTTTGAGCGTATAGGTGACTCCCGTTTCTTTGCTAGAGAGAATGAAGACAATACAGATCTGTTCGAGAGCTTTGCTTCTAAGGAGATGTTCTTTATACCCTCTAGCGGAGCAGACATTGAGACAGGACTGTCTGGATTAGATGAGTGGATGCTGTACAATCCAAACGCAGAG